AGTGGTGCTGTGTTATATACTTCCAAATATCTTGCGTCAGATTGATTTGGTTGTAATAATAAACTTCCTGTACCTTGTATATTAGTTACACCTAATGAACCTGATACTTTTAATTTACCAGTCCAACCATTGTAACCAACATTCACATCACCTTCACCACCATCGGCGTTAATAAATAACGTTCCTTGATTTAATGATGAGATGTATAAAGAACCTGATACATTGTCGGTTGATACAAATGAATTACTTGGAAATGAAACATTCCCTTGAATTATTTGACTACCAATAAAAGTGTTTGAACCTGTGGTTGCAAATGAACCTGTATCAATTGATATTGGAGCACCGTTAATAGTAAACGCACCTGAAATGTTTACTTCAGTTAAACTCATTTGTAATGGACTATTACCTCCCAAACCATCTTGAATAGTTTGAAGTGTATTTGTTAATCCTGTTGTTGAATCCGTTAATTTCAATAATCCTTGATAGGATTGTGATACGAATAGATTTGTTAATTGACCCATATTATTTTAATATTGTTTCTTTGTTATACTTTTTTCCATGGTTTTGATATTTCATTCCATAATTCAGCAAGTTCATACCATTTTGTTCCGGCTGTAAATGGTTTTTCAGGGAGAACACATCTGTTATAATCAAATGGTTGTGTTATTTGTAACGACATCCTCCATCCTGTTAATACATGATCATACTCATCAAAAAATGGAGTAACATCTGCACCCCATATACTTTCATATTCACTCAAGTACAATATTGTAAAAACATCTTTACATATTTCTAATGTATCTGACATGACATCTCTTTGATTTGATAAATCATCTTCTAAAACATCACTTATAATTATATCGAAATTATAAATTAATTCATTCCTTGCTAATGTAGTTTCCCTTGGGACCACATATAGTCTTGGGAATAATGGTGTTACCATGGTTTGATTATCCATGTTTAATTGTGACTCACTTCCAAATCCAAATGAATTGACTTGAAGATGTGTGTTTGCAATTTCTCTGAAGTCTTCTACAACTTGTTTATAGTTTACAACATTCACTGATGTTGGTAATGATAATCCTGAGAATGGTAATACACATTCATTATAATCAAATGGTTGACTAATTCTTAAATTTAAAGTAACTCCACCAAGTACCATGTCAAATCGTTCAAGGAATGGAATACAATTTGGTCCGAACTCTGGTTCATAGTCAAGTGAGAAGTCACCGTATTGTGCTGTGTATGATTGATAAAGAATCGTAAAGACATCCTTTGCAATTTCCATACAATCTGATATTACATCAGCTTCGTTTGATAAGTCATCTTCTATTCTATCACATATAATAATAGAAAGATTATATTGTAATACATTCTGATTAAGTAAAACTTGACCAGGTACTACATACATTTTTGCGAACACAGGGGTCTTGATGGTTTCGTTGTCCATCGTTAATTGCGACAAATCACCAAATCCAAATGAATTAATTTGTAAGTGGTGATAAGCTATCCCTGATAAGTCTTGTATGATTTGTTTAAAATTTACCATTATTAATAAATATCGAGATAATCGTTATAATTTGTTTTGTAGTTGTTTTTGTTGCTTAATCATTTCTTTGTCCTTTTCAATAAGGTAGGTAAGTTGATTGAGAATTTCCACCAAGGTTTTTTGGAGGACTTGTTCATGTCTTGTAATATCGTCTTTAGTAAGTCTGTTGATAACGACATACCATCCGAATCTTTCTTCGAAGCTAGGGTTCTTAGAATCTTCCTGTAACGCCATATTAATTTTATGTTGTCTCTCAGGGTCAGGGTCGTAGTCGAAGACGACTGGGTATGTTGTAAGAATTTCTCTGCGAAAATGGTAAAAAAAAACTGTGCTCCTAAAAAGTACCTTATATCTAATTGTTTTTTGAATAACTCGGCCCGTTTGACCATGGTATCCGTATTGTATTTTTCAATTTCGTATTCGGCTACGGTTGGGTCTGATATGATTGGTCTATACATGATGGCCGTTAATATATGTATATAATCTAAAAACTCATTTCCCTTTTTATTCATGAGTGTATCTAAATCCACAAACTCACCAAATGACACATTCTTCCATGATGGTAAGAATCCATAATCAACATTATCGATTTGGAATCTATCATAGAATTTTGGTTGGTCATCTTGTGGTACCAAACTCATGATGTATGTTGCAAGATAATGGATGTGTTGATAATTTATTTCAATCAAGTCATCTATTGGTGCGTCGGACATAATGTTAATAAGTTTTGCTGCAAAGTACTCATCACTCAATAAGTCCTTGACCTTATACATCTTTACATAATTTTCAATATTCATGAAATTAGGTAATTCATATTCTTTCCCGTCTATTTCAAATTTTACTTCTCTCATATTTGTACAATTGCGTACCTTCCGGTAGTATTTTTATTTTTTATTTCGTAATACATTCTGAACATAATTGCATCACTTAAATCGGGAGACTTACCCAACGCTTTCTTTTGTTCTTCTTTAGACATTACTGCAATCTTATTATCTTTATCTACATCCTTTAATTTGATACTCAATAGTTCTTGAGTTAATTCGTCTATAACATGTGGGTCCATTAAGTTAAGGGAAATTTTCCCTTCTTTAAATAGTTCAGATAGTTTAACATAACACTGAGATTTTAAGTTACTAAAGTTTTCTCTGTGTAATGGAGTTGAATTGTTTACAAAGTTTGTTCCTCTAATCTGGTCAGCAACTCCACCTCCAACACCATCAGAGTCTATAATCACATTCGTTGGGTGAACACCATACTTTGCAATTAATTCCTTAATTTCAGAGGATAATTCAACAGTTGATAGTTTGGTATAGACAAACATTTCTACGATAACCAGTCCATCCCAAACGACTGCAACGGACCTATCTGATCCGTATCTTGCAACATCGACTGAGATATATCTTTTATTGGTTGGTTCAGGTATAAACTTAAATACCGAATTAGATATTGAATCAAAGTCAAATAGGTTATCCGACTCGTCCATGTAATTCCAATCACCTTCCAATAATCTCTTACGTTGTTGTGGTGGTAGTTCCTTTAACATTTGAATATATGTGTCGGGAAGGAAATGGTTGTCATACGGTAACGCTGGTATGAACGCCTTATTCTCATCCAAAGTTTCTTGAACATATGGAATGTAGAATAGTTTCTTCAACCATGTTTGACCAGGGTTGGATGTTAATAATATCTTTGGTATTAAATTATACTCATTCAATTTAAAACGAATACGGGATTTAAGGATATTATATGCAAGTTGTGGGACCTGAGTAGCTTCGTCAATATAGACAGCGGAGACTTCAATACCTCCCAAAGAATCATAGTTTTGATCTGATGGGTTATAAGCTAAGTCTTTTAATATAATCTCAGAACCATTTTGGAATGTAATAACATTACTTTGTCCGTTATAGGTATAATGTTCGTTGGCCTTTAATGACATCTTTTGAAGTGTTTCAAATAATGTATTAAGTGTGGTCATCTTCAATTGTTGTAATACTGTACGACCAATTAAACATCTGATACCAGGATATTGTAGACATAGTGTACTAATCCATAATGTACCTATGAATGATTTACCACCACCCGCTGAACCTCCGAAACAAATCTCGTTAGTCTTGTTGTCCATCAGAAGCTTCCAACATAGTGATTGCTTCTTGGTCAAGTTTATATCTATACTCATTTAGTTCGTTAATATATTGTTCATAACCATTCTTTAGTTCTTCTCTCTTCTTTTCTACCTGTTCAGGTGTCATTCGTTTTAACTCTTGAAGAACTTCTGCTTGTGCTATGGTTAATTCCTTTTTAGTTTTTCTTTCTTGTGCTCTTCTATATCTTCTTTCTATTCCCATGGTTTAATTTTTATACATGAAGTCTACCGCTAAGGTATCTTCAATTTCATTACTGTTGTGTTGATTATAAGTACTTGGATTTACTTTTATGGTTGGTGTGTCCGCTCTACCTCTTTCACATTTCTTTTCAAACTCTTCAGGTGTCTTGGACCAATAGTGATTTAGTTGTGCAATATTATCAGTTCCCTCAGGATTGAATGGTCCTCTAAATTGTCTATGTTCTGAATCAACTAAATTTCCTGATGGATGATGGACATCCATTCCCCATCCTGTCTTTAATTGTAATATGGTTTTAACATGTTGGTCAATACCAATTTGTCTTTTGGTAAATCGTTTCAATTGTGAATATTCACCATCAACTATTTCTGTGTGTCCATTATTACCAAAGTGTGCCCAATTGATTGCAATTGCGCCATAGTTTGAATAGTCACTTAGATAGTCTTTTACATTATCATGTTTCTTTAATACAAGGAACTCATCCACATCAAAGAAGGCTGCCCAATCATATTCGCTTCTATACATGGATAGGAAATCACTATACGCCTGTCTTTGTTGATTGAGTCCATCAATAACATGTTTAGTTATTTGTGGATGTTCATAATCTGTCCTCCAATCATTCATGAAAACAAATACATG